GTTTCTTCTGTTGTTTTTTCATCTTCAACACCTTTGATTTTTTTAATAGCCTCAAGATATTTTACATATTCATCAACACTTCCAACACCAACTTCTTGACCTTCATCTTCTCTTTTAATAGAGTTTTTAGAAATATATAGAGTGTCTTTATCTTTAATGATAAAAATTACCTCATATTCAGTTGTGTTAATTTCATTTAGTTCATTTTCTTCATTTAGTAAAATTGCTTTCATTTGTTTTCCTTTTTTTAATATTTGTTATTATAACTAATGTTTACTTAGTTTTTTCTTTATCTTTAAATTCTTTAGCACTTTCTAAAATATCTAATGCTCTTTCTAAATCATCTGTACTATCTTTATCAGTTCTTAATTCTATGAATCTAGGATGTGAAACAGCATAATGTACATTACCTCTACCTTTTGTTAAATCATTACCCTCTAATGTAAATACAACACCAATCAATTCTTCTCTTCTTGAATTAAAGTCTTTTAGTTGGTCATCACTAAAACCACTTACAGAACCTTTAATCATACCATCATCAGTACTATATTCAACTGAGCCAAATGTTTCTTCTCTTTTAGTACCTTTAGTACCCTCAATAAAACCTGTAATTCTTACATCTAATTCAAATGATATTTTCATTTTTAGTTGTTGCTTACTTGTACCATCTTTAAATAACATTTCCCAATCTTTTAATATAGCACCTTCAAGACCATCTTTCATTTTTTCTGAGGCAAAATCACTTACTTCTTTAAGATTTTCAACAAGTTTATATTCTATAACCCTGATATTATCAATACCATTATCTTTAAGTTCTTTAACTGCTTCTTGTAATAATGAGAATCTTTCCTTATAAGGAACTTTAGGTGTATTTTTTCTATCTTTAAGTGATGCTAAGGCATAATCTTCGACATTAACAAAATCCCAAAGGTCATAGATAAGATTATCATAAGGTACATCATCTGAGTTTATAAGACCATTACCAATACCTCGTGGTAATATATATTCTTTCCCTAATTCAGTCTTTTCTCTATAATGTTTTTGGATTGTTTCAGCATTATTAGTACCATTTTTAATATCTTCTTTTAAAATACTTGGTATAATTCTTTCTAATATTTTATCATCACATTTAACTGTAAGTTCTCCAACAAAATAACCATTAAATTTATCAGAAATACTACTAAGACTATCCTCTAAATTTTTATAGTTATAAGGCTCACCACTTCTTGAAGTAAATTTAACATTCTTATCATCCTTTAAAGACTCTCTATAAGTACCATCGGCTTTAAGTTGTACAATAGCAGGAAAATTAATATTTTTAGCTGTTTTTTCTTTGTAAATATCACATCTACAATAACAAGGTTTTGGTATCAAGTTTTTCCAAACTTTATTAATTGATGTTCTACCTAAATTAATTTTTAAATCTCTACCAACAATCAACCTAAGTACAATGGCATTAGTTTCAGATACATTTTCAAGTAAATTCTCTAAAAAGCCAATAGCGGCATTTCCTGTATATTCTCTAGCATTTAGCTTATCTAACCCATCTAATGCTTCTTGTAGAGATATAGTGTTCTCAGCACTTCCTGCGTGTACATTCTTCATTGTGATACCAAATGTATAATTAACTCTATCATAAGTCATCTTCATAACTCTTTTAAGTAATTCATTATCACTATATTTCTTTAGTGTTTTGAGTTTATAATTACTACCATTTTCTAAATTTAATTCTTCTAATATCTCATAAATAGACATTTTTATCCTTTTTTATCTTTATCTTTTAATTGTTGTATTATACTCTAAAATATATTAATTATTATAAACCAAAAATAATCTTTGTAGAATATATTATCAATGACATTGTTATAAGTGTTGAAAATAATAATGCTATCAAAAAAGCAAGAAAATCTTCTTTATCTTCAAAAAAGTAAAAATATTTTATATCATTATTAGTATTTTTTACATTATCTTGATATATTTTTTTGTCAATTTCTTTTTCACTTTCCAATAAGAACTGTTGCTCTAATTCAAAATCTATTTCATCTAAATCAGGTACTTTCCAATTAGGCATTAAAAAGTACACTCATAACAACTAAATTTATCTTTATAATCTTTTTTTGTAACATTCTTAGATAAGATTTTAATACCACATTCAGTAGTTTTTGAATGTGGTTTTGCTGTATGTATTTTCCTATCTACACCTATAACACTAATATAAATTTCATCTTTCATCTTTTAATCACCATCATCAAAAATTCTATGTAATAAGTCCATAAACATAACCCAAACCCACAACCAAGAAGATAATATTATAATAATACTAAATATAATTTCATCTTTAAGTGTAAAACCCTTGATACATTTATGACCAATACTTTGTATGGCAACTATAATAATCCATATAAGATTTATAAAACAACCTAACAAATATAATTCTAACATTATTTTCCTTTATCTCTCTTTAAAAATATAAAACAACCTATTAATATAGCATATCCTAAAATACTATAAATTACATATTCTATCATATATTCTATAATCTCCTTTTTCTTTTAAAACTATCATAATCATTAAAAATAATTTTTACTTTATCACCTTTAGATATTTCTATCTTTTCGACATCTTTTATTATATGGTTTTGCCCATCAACCCAAACAGTAATAGAACTTCTTGAAGAACAATTTATAGTAGTTCTGTTAGGTTCTATTACATAATTGATTTTTCTATTTGTTTTATCGCCTGTAATACTCCACATATTAGAACTTAGTGGTAGAATTACACCATTATTATTTTTGTTTATTCCTGTTGAACCTTGTGCAGTAGAAATTATTAAACCACCACCTTTAAACTTCCCAATTATTTTATCTTTGTCGTGAACATTAAAGTCTATCCAACTATTCATATCACCACCAATCATTACATCATTAAATGCTTGAAATTCTTCTGTAACTGCTTGTGGAACAAAACCACCTATAATTCTTGTTACACTAACCTTTATTAGATTGAATTTTTTTATTTTAGCATTGTCAAAAACATCAGTATGATTAGAGTCATTCATAAGAAAATTTTCAGTTCCACCAGCTATACCAAAAAATGGTTTTTTTAGGTGTCTAAATTTATTAATTGCTTTAAGTAAAGTTCCATCTCCACCCTTAGCAAAAACAATATTACCAGTAGCATCTATGTATTTTTCATCATCATATTTATCTTTAATAAAGAGAACATCTTCATTTTCTCCCCATAAATAACCACAATCCATACATTCTTTATTACAATCCATACATCTTGGTATTAGAATATCTTCTGAGCCACATTTAGGACATTTCATATTAATCCTTTAAATAGATTTTATTTTTTCAGATACATTATCTTTAAACAGTTCTAGTATTTCTTTATCTTCTCTAAGATGTTTCCCTTTACTAAGTATTTTATTTACCCTTGTGATTTCTTTTTGAAGTTTTTTCTTTGTCATACTTTCTATTTCTAATAGAGAACTTAATTTATAAGATTTTAATACAGTATTCATTTACTACCTTTTTTTATTATTTTTGATAAAAGTGAAAACCTATTATACTATCATACCATAATAGATTTCACAAATTTTGTTACCTAAGTTTTGTATATCACCATTCCAATCAGTATTTTCAAGTTGTGAATTTATATACATTTTTTCTTCATTTGTAAGCACATCTAATCTTGTATCATCAAGAAAGTTATTTAAACCATTCTCACCTGCTTGATTAGAACCTTTAATACTTACAAAGAACGGGCCGTCATTCATTACAGTTTCTCTACCATCTACAACTAAACCTTTATAGCTAACACTCATCCCATTTTTTGAATAATAAAACATTTTAAATCCTTTTTGTCTTTTGATATGTAAAATTATAACATATTAGACTTAAATGAAACTTAAAATGTTAGATATTTAGATTTTTATTGATTTCTTTGTTTTTCAATATATTCTTTAAAACTAAGAACAAAACCTTTAGCTTGATGTGTACCCTCAAAAACAAAAAGGTTACTTGCTTTTTTGTTTCTAAGTTTTGTATAGAATTTACCAACTTCTTTAAAAGTTACTTTTTGTTTACCAAGATATTCACTATCTTTCTTACCATTTTGGTCTAAGAAATAAATTCCTTTATCCAACTCTTTAACAATGATACTATCTTGGTTTTCTGAGTTTGCTAATTTATGGCATAAATCAATAAGTTTTTTACTTTCATCAGCACCTTCAGCAATAGCAAAAATGCTATCTTCTTTTACTTGTACTTCATCTTCTGTACCTTCATTTTCAGGGAAGTAACCATCAACAAAGAAATACCCAAAACCAGCATTTTTAAGTTGTGCGGCAAACTTCTTATTCTTTTGTACTGATTTCTTATAAGGTACTCCATCTCTAAATGCTGTAAAAATTACAACTGTTGTATTATCATCATTAAAATGTTGCCAAACTCTTGACAAACTAGCTTCATTAATATTATTTTCCATCTTATTTTCCTTTTTTATATTATTTATTTAAGCAATTTCTGCTTGTTCTGTAAACTCATACTCATTTACTCTAAGTGTTTCTACTATACCCTCTTTTGATGTTAGGTAACTATACTCTTCATCTAATCTGTTATATATTTTCATACATAGTTCATATCTTTTTTCTTCAAGTTCTGCTTCAAGTTCTTCTGCTTGTTCTTTTGCTTTTTTACCCATCTCATCTTCAAAATATTCTAAATATTCAACAACACAAGTGTTTTCGTGACAATAATGAGAAGATTTTCTAACTATTTCAAAATGCTCATAACAAGAACCATTTTCAACTGCTCTTCTTAATGCTGAATATTTTGTTAGTTGTTTTGTTGCTTTAAGATATTCTATAATATCTATGTTACCTGTAAAAGAAGCACCATCACCTTGAGAATAAAAACCTCTAAATAATACATCTTCTGTTTCTACATTAAAACCAAGTTTAGCTATTTCATTTGTAAAATCTTCTATACTATACTCATACCAATTATAATCTACATTAATTTCAGAAAAGTTTCTAATTATTTGTTTAGCAACTTCTTCATCATTTTGTAACCAAGCATCTATATTACCAACTTTTTCTTCTACTAATCTTGTTTTTAATTCTAACATTTTGTATCCTTTATCTTTTTATGTATGTATTATACTATTTAATTACTTAAATAAAACTTATATTTTAAGACTAAAATATAAATTGAGAAATTTTTAAAGCAAATGCTTTACCAACAGTTCCATAAGTAAAAACATAAGTTTCTCTTTTTGTTTTACCATTAAACTTACCTATTACCTCAACACTTTTAGAGTTTCTATTAGATTTAACTAAATCTATTCTATCAAAGTTTTCTATTACTTCTTGCCATAGCATAATAAATCCTTTTTGTCTTTTGTTACTGTAATTATAGTATAATAAACTTAAAACAATATTAAAATTTCAATTCAGGATAAAGTTTTTCTAAATCATAAATTCCTAAACCATATTTGTAAAATAATAAAGATGAAAGCATTTTATCTAAGAAAGCATCTCCATCTTCATTAAAAGAATAATCATATATTAAAATTTCTATTTCTTTCTTATCATTATGTTGTATTAATGGTGAGCCAAAATTAGGATTATCATCTCTTTTGGTTTCCATTCTTACAATATCTAATTTATTTTTATTAAAACCTTCTCTTAATCTACTTGTGTTCAAAACCAAGTCCAAAATCTATTTGTTTTATTTCTGTTAATATAATATTATCAGCAAAAGGAGAAAATATCATATATGGTTGAAATGGTATTTTATTTTTATATTCATCAGGAAATATAATAACTACTCTATTAATATCATCATATTTAAAATTTTGTATTTTACAAAGTTCTTCTAATGGTTGTAATCTTTTAGAATTTTCTTCTTCAAAAACTTCTGTTATATCTTCAATCATACCAAGTGTTAAATTTTTAATATTTTTATGAGTGTTCATAAAATCCCTCTCTTTCTAATTCTTTAATAATGAATGTTTTTCTATGTTGTTCAGTAAAACCAAACTTTTTAACTGCATCAATGTGTTTTTTAGTAGCATAACCAGCATTATTTTTCCAATCATACTGAGGGTATTTTTCATCCCATATTTTCATTCTTTTATCTTTTTCTACTTTAGCTATTATACTAGCCGCAGCTACTAAACTAACCTTAGCATCAGCCTTAACCAATGTTTCTATACCATTTACTTTAAAAGTAGTTTTTCCATCATATAAAATTTTATCATTTTTAAAATGGTTTTTTATATGATTTAAACAGTGGTTACAAGCAATTGACAAACCTACATCATCTATAAATTTTGGGTATATTTCTATAATCTCGTAATCTACTATTTTAATTACTTCATTATATAATTTTTCTCTTTTCTTTTTAGACATAGATTTACTATCATTAGCAAAAGCAATATCTTCAACACTATAACCTTTTTTAAGTTTAGCACCAACAAAAATGAGAGAACCAGCAAAGTTGCCTCTACCTGCTTCATCTATACCAACATATTTTTCATATTTTTTATCTAACTCTTTTAACATAATCACCCTTTATAAACTATAATGTTCTATATCATCAAACACTTGTAATAATGTAGAATGAGCATAATAACCATTATGGTCATTATAGATAGCAAATTGTATAGAACCACCTAAATATGTTATTTTTATTTGAGTTTCATTAACTTCTTGTGATGTACCTGTTTTTTCAAAAAAATCATCATAATTAGATATTTCTATCTCTTGTACTTTTAGTAATTGTTTACCTAAAACTTTTTCAAAATCATCAGGTGTTTCTAAAAATAAACAACCAGCATTTTCACAACAACACTGTTCATCTGATATTAGTATTTTTATTTCCCCTTTATCAGTTTTAATGTATAAACCATCAAGATATTGACCATCAACCTTTTCAAAATAATTAGGGTCTATATGTGTTATTGTGGCTCTTTGTGGTATTTTAAAATCTTTAAATACATTCATCTTTTATCCTTTATTTTTTAATTATAAAAATCTTCACAACTGTTTATTATATCTTTTATTATGATATAACTGCTATTTGTTATTTCTCTATTTGTAATTAAATAATCCATTAAATTTAATGTATCTTTTACATATTTTTCTCTTGGGTTATCTTGAATATTATCTAATCTATCTATAAGTTTTAATATAAAAGATTCTTCATCCATATTTTTCATTTTAAACTTTAGGTAATCATTTTTACCTAGTGTTTTAATCATATCTTCATCTGAAGTGAGATTTTTTACAATTATAACAATATCCCCACCAAAAATATTATAAATTTCTTGAAATGTAGAATCAGTATCTTCAATAACATCGTGTAGTAAACCAGCAATTACTATTTCTTGTGATAGATTTAATTCAAGTGCTTTTTTAGCTACCCTAATTGGATGTACAATATAAGGTTCACCTGTGCCTCTTCTTGTTTGTCCTTCGTGTTTGTCCTTAGCATATTCAAGTGTTTTATTAAACATTTTATATCCTTTATGTTTTATTACAGTAATTCTAACATTACTTACCTTAGATAAATATTAATAAAATACTATAAAGGCTATAAATGTCAAATAAAACATTAAAATTTATAGAAATGAAGCAAAAAGATATAAAAGTTCTTAAAGAAAAAATATGGTTAGATAACAATAAAAAATGCCCTGTTTTAAATAAAGAGATTCCTTTAGAGAAAATGACATTAGACCACGCCCATAAAAAAAATGATGAAGAATATGATATTGACAAAGGTGTGATTAGAACCGCACTGGATTGGAGAAGTAATGCTATTTTAGGGAAATTAGAAAATTCTATTAAAAGAACAGGATTGATTTATGAAGATGGTTTTGATTTACCAAGTTTTCTAAGAAATGCCGCAGATTATTTTGAAAAAGGTGCTTATGTAGATGATAACGGTTGTTATTATATTCACCCAAATGAGTGTCCAAAACCTAAAAAATTATCTAAAAGAAATTATAATAAAGTAAAAAGATTATATGAAAAAGAAGAGTTTATCCCAAAAAGAAAAAATCAAAAGAAAAAGCCTATGCCGCCTTACCCAAAAACAGGTAAACCAACAAAGGCTATTATAGAACTTTTTGAAAAATATCAAATAGAATTATTTAATTAAATATCTTCATATTTAAAATTATATTTTGTTCCACCTATTTTTAAATTAAGTGTGTGTGTTTTAACACCTTTAATAGTTTTAGTTTTAATACTAGTTAGAATATTTGTTATAACTCTTTTAGCATCATCAGTGTTTTCTAAATCAATACCCATATCTTTAGCCATAGCAATAGTATCTTTTCCTGATAAAATTTCTTCTACCCATTTCTTTTGCCAATCTGTTTTAATTCCTTTATGTGCTTTTTCAACATCTAAAGCCTCAAAGATATTATCTTCTACTTCTTCTGTACCTACACCATCTTCAACTAAATCAACCCATCTTTTACCTGCTGAATTTCTAGCCTCAGGGTCTTTTGCTAAAACTTTTTTTCTAAGTTTTTTTACTGTTTTAAGAAATTTTTGTGCTTCGGCTTCATTACCCATATCTAAGTTAAACTTATATTTATTATAAGCAACTTGTAATTTACCTAAATCATCATTATCTTTACTTTCAGCAATAAATTCACTAAATGTTTTCATACTAACCTCACTTTTTTCTTTTATTTATATATTATATCAAAAGTAATATTAAAAAAACCTTTCAGGGTATGTATTTCTTAATGCTTCTTTTACTTCATCTTCTGTAAATATTTCTTCATTATATCTATATAAGTTATAATCTTTATCTGAAACCGCTATTGTATTCAAATCTGATTTATTTTCAACTACTTTTAATTCAGCTAAGTATTCAGTATAAAACGGTTCTCTTGGATTAAATTTCTTAACTATTTTAACTTGATTACTTTCTACTAATTTTTTAAATAAAGAATTTGATAAAGATTGTTGGACATATCCCAAATTATCTTCTTCCCTAACTTCCATCCTAATAGAAGCATTTATTTTTATAACATCTTTTGGTTCTATTATTGTTTTTATTAAACTTCTATCATTCATTTTGGTATATTCATCTATTTTAGAGTCTGAATATATATTATAAACATTATAATCATCTTTTGTATATGGTGGCATAATTTTTCCTTTCTAAATATATTGTAAATATTCTACTATTCTAAAATCTAATTGTAATTTTGAATTAACCCAATTATAACCCATTTTATTAAAATATGTAGCTATTTTTTTAATGTTAAATTTTTCTTGTAATAATAATATATCTTTTTTAGTATAAGACATTTTTAAATCAAAATTTTCTTTTGATGAAATATTAGTTAAAAATTCTAAAAATTTAACAACACTTTTGTTTTGGAGATTAGAAATATCAGTTGAAATTGCTTTAGATAATATGTATAAAGAATAATCATTATCTTTAAATGCTTTAACAGCAAGATTGAAATTTTTCACTTTTGAACAAAAACTAAAGTTATTTTCTATTTCTAATTTAGTTAGATTTACAAGTTTATCACGAGGTATTTGTTTACTAAATCTTTCTTGTAATTTACCCATAATTAATTTAGCTTTTTCATCATCTTTTAAATCAACCATTTTCTGCTTAACAATTTCTAAATCAAATTCATCCCATTCAATATTAGCATATTTATTAATTATTTCTAATGTTTTTTCTTTTTGTTTTTCTTTAATCTTTTTAATTTCAGAAGTTAAATTTAGCCCCTGATATGTATTAACAACTATTAAAGGCTTTTTACTGAATTGATAACCTAATAGTATTCTAAAGGCATTGGCGTGATTATTTTCAAGTATATTATAGTAAGCCTCTATTTTATTAATATATTTTGCTAAAGGTTGTAATTTTAAGTTACCTGTTTCATAATCAACATCAACAAGAAGTGTTTTATCTCTTTTATTATAATACTCTTTAATATATTTTTCTGCTTGAATATCAATAGAATTATAGTCCATATCCCTAAAAAATTGTCTTTCTTCTAAGAAATAATGTATCTCTTGTGCTTTTCTACTTCTTTTAATCATTTGTAAACTTGAAATAACATCAGCACTCATACCACTATCATAATGAAAATGATATTTAGTATTATTTAAAATACTTACCCCAACTGTAAGAGTTGGTGTAAATAAAATAACTTCAAAAGAGTTATGATTTTCTTCTTTAAATCTTTTATATATAATTTCCCTTGTCATAGGTGATGTTTCAGAACTTAGTGATATTACTTTAATACCCTCTTCTATAAGTCTATGTTCTACATATTTCATAATATTTAATGATGTAAATGAACAAGATATGTGATTAATTCCAGCATTTTCAATACTTTTATCTATAAGATTTTTAATAAAATATTCCTTATCTTTATATTCAAAAATATCTATATCATCTCTATATCTGTTTTCTATTGAAAATATTTCTCTATTTTTAATGAACACATCTTCATACCCTGTTAAAAAAGCATCAGCTAGAACAACTTTTTTAGTATCTAAAAGTATTTTAAATTTAACAGCATTAATATTAGAATTATCACTTAAATTAGCACGATGGTGTAGCAATAATGAAGCAAACTCATCAAAAATCACCATATCATAATTACTAACATCAAATTTCCATAAAGAGTCAAATTGTACTACTATTGAGCCTTTATGTTCCCAAGATTCAGGGTCTTTATAGTGCATTATATTATATTTTTCTGAAAAATCAAGTGAAACTGAAATTCTATTTGAAACTATTATAACACTTTGGTTTTCAGTATGAGCAGTTTTTATACAATGCTCTATAATTGTTGATTTAGCTGTACCCATACTAGATTTTATTTTTAAAATACCTTTTTCAGATTTAATAAAATCATTAATGATTTTTACTTTATTTTTATCTGATATATCAAGATACCTTTCTTTAACTTTTAAATTTTTTACATATGTATCAGCACTATAATTATCAAGTAATTTATTTTTTTGTTCTATTAAAGTTTTTTTCTTTATGTACTCTTTTACTTCAGGTGTATCTTTTATTTCATTAAAGATATTTACAGATTTTACTTTATTATGATGGTGCATCATAAATGGGTAATCAGGAAACCAAAAGAAGCCACCCTTAGATTTTACCTCAGAACTATGTTTAAAATTAAGACAACCATTATCGCCATTATTTTTAAGATTGATAAAACCTTTATTAACAAATGCTTCTAAACATTTATTAACAAGTTTATCATTATATAATTCAGAATCTATTTGATTATGTTCTATTTTTTCTTTTAACTTAGAAACATCTATATCTGTATCAGAATAAACTTTTCCACATTCATTAACATAAACTACAAATTCTTGTTTGGTTGGTGCTTGTAGTGATGCTGTACTCAACACTGACATATCTAAAGTACCCCAAGATGAAATGTCATTTTTAATTATATCTAAAATATACTCAATATTTTCTTTTTTATTGGTTAAGTTTAATCTTAATATTCCTTTAAGGTTAAATTTAGTTTTCCCATTAAAATTCTTTGATTTACCAAGTATTATAGAAAGTTTTTCTTTTTTAAAATAATCAACTATCTTTTCATAATTTCTAACAGTTCTAACATCATCTATATCTATTGCTATATTTGTAATAATTTCAGGTTCAAATGGTTTTAAGTTCTTTATTAATCTTCTTGATTTAAAAGGTGTTTCTATGATAAGTGGTTTTGATAAACTCCATTCATTAATCATAAATTTATATGCTGAGGTTAAATCATCAAAAGTTTGTGATACAAATATAAACTCTTTATCAAAAGTAGGTGATAATGGGTGTTTACCATCCCCTGTCGCATTGAAAAAAGTTAAATTAATTTTGTTCATTTATTCCCTTTTACTATAATAAAATATTTACATTTGTTGTTGCTCTTGTACAAGCAACATAAAATAACCTTAAAAAATCTTCATCACTAGCATATTGAATATCATTTATAATATCTACATAAATCTCTTCATATGTACTACCTTGTAACTTATGTACCGTATTAGAATAATGATACCTAACATCAAGAAATAATGACTTAAATTCATAATACATTTCCCAAGATTCTAAGTTTTTATTCTTTAAAGCATTTTGTCTTAGTAATTCTAGTGTATGATTATATAATTTTTTATCTTTAGAACTGATAAAATAAAATTCTCTATCACATCTTGTATAACATTTATAAGCATTAAATTTTCTACCTTTAAAATCTACTTCACTTGTTTCTACTTTTTTTAGATACAAAATTTCTGAGTTAAAAAATTCATCAGCAGTTTCTTGAACTACAAAAATATCCAAAGGGTGTACATCAGGTATAAAATCAAGTCCACTTTTTTTAATATAATATTCTCTTATTTTATTATTATAATTTTCTACACTTTCATTTGTATAACATCCAATGACACCACTTATATTATTAAATCTATCTTTAGAGATAAAATCTTTTATAAAATCTTTTTTATTATTAAAAAATCTTATCTTATTATGTGGTTTATCCCTTTCTTGAACTAAAAACTGTAATAAATCTGACTTTTTCTTATTATCTTTAATCATATTTCTTATATTTGTTACAAAATCAATAACTTCCATATCAGGGTTTCTTACAATTTCAGTTAGTTCATAATGATTGATACTCTTTCTATCATAAATGGCGTGGTACATACCACCATTATCTTCAACAGGCATTAATTGGAAATGGTCACCAATAAAAAGAAAAGTTTTAACTCTACCTTTTACAGTCATCTCTTCTTGTAATAATTCAAACATATCATTTGAAATCATAGAACTTTCATCAACTATACATAAGTCAAATTCTTCAAGTGCTATTTTAGATAAATCTTTTTTTGAAGCCCTTGTATATTTAATCTTTCCTGTTTCAGTATCAATTTTAACATTTTTAAGACCTAAGAAAGAGTGTATAGTACCATATTTTATATTAGAAGTATTATTTGTAATAGCATTTTTTAGGACTTTTGTAGCTTGGTGTGTTGGTGCTACTAGAATAATATTTTTGCCCTTAAATGATTCTACAAATTCTCTGACTATTTCATTTGATAAAAATGTTTTTCCTGTACCCGCAGCACCCTTAATACTTATTAATGAATTTTCACAGAAAATATCACCATTCTCATATGTTTCTTTAAAGTTATCCTTAACTTTTTGAAGTATATTATTTTGGTCTTTATTTAACTTTTTAGTCATATATTATACCTTTATGTTTTATAAAAGGTATTATATATAAAAAATACTTAATAATTTTTAGAATATATAGACACCCAAAGGTTCTGTAATATCAAAAAGTTCATCCTCAGTTTCATCAATAGCCTTATTACCTTTTTCTTCTATATCAGAATAGTTAATACTAGAACCATTAATTAAATTAGAACTATATTTACCAACAATATTACTCCAAGTTAGCATTGCTTCACCATATGCCCTTTTCTTAATCCATTGATTATTATATATCCCATCTACTTCTTTTGCTTGATAAAGCATACCTATTTCTATAACTGCTATGTGGCTTGATGGGTGTTCAAAAAATTTGAGAGTGTGTGTATGTCTATTATATGTATAGTTAATATCTACATTAAATAAAGCATTAATATTAGATATAGCCGCCATACTTGATACCATATTCTCTATATCAAACATTTGCATTTTAGGTATCTGAGCTAATACAACAGGGTTTATATCCAAAACATACCCCTGAGGAACTTTCATAGCAGTAGTGTATATAGTAGAAGTCATAACATTTGTAACAGCAATAACACTAGGGTCAAGTTCATATTCTAATATATTTGGGTCTATTTCAACTAACATAGTTCCTTCTAAAGTACCATCATAAGCAAATTCAGCATATCTATCTATTGCTTTATCAATAGCATCATTTAGATGGTCTTCTGTTAATTCAACTTTTATATATGGCGCACCCATTTGTCTAAGCATCCATTCTCTTAACTGTTCTCTAGTATCTATTCTAGCCATAAAATTACTCTCCTACTTCCTCAGTTTCTATTATAACATCTTGTTCATTAATATCTTCTTTATCTTCTTTTAGTAAATCATCAAAATCAACTTCTTTTTGAATTTTAGGTTGTTTTGTATTTTTAGTTCTTTTAGAAGTTTTTCTTTGTCTTTTAGGTTTTTCAGTTTCTTTATTTTCTTTATCTTCTTTTGATTTTGTAAGTTCATCCTCAACAAAGTCTTTAATATCTTCTTTTATTTCATCACTTAAAGGTGCTTCTAAAAATTCTTTAACTTCTTCCATCTCTAAAATCTCTTTAATATTTTCTTCTTTTCTTTGATTTTCTTTTTGTACAAATTCATCAATAGGGTCTGGTATAAAAGTCATTTCAGCTAACGGAACCATTTCTCTTTTATATTCACCAATTCTTTTAAAATATTTTGGGAAAAATTTAGTCCATAAACTTTCTGTTACTTCTTCATCTTTCTTAAAATCTTTTTCTCTACCCATAGATGATAGTGTTATATTTTCTATAACTTTATATAAAACCATAAAATATCCTTTATTTTTATTTATATAAATAACAATGATAGGAACAAGTATATATAAACTTGCTAATCACTCCATAGATGAGTGAATCTCCAAGGCTGAGTAGTAAGACGCTCATTAAAAATATATATCCCTATACATTAATGTCTTACATAAAATAGGAGAATAATATGGCTTTACTTTCACCAGGTGTAGAGGTAAAAGAGATAGATTTATCAATAGTAGTTCCAACAGTAGGTAATGCAATTGCTTGTTTTGCAGGTGTATTCCAAAAAGGTCCGATAGATATGTATCTAGCAATTCAAGATGTTGACCAATTTATAGATAATTATGGTCACCCAACAAATGACAATTATAATGATTGGTTTCAAGTTTATAACTTTTTACAATATGGAGATAACATTCTAGTTTCGAGAGCGGCTGATGTTAATGGTACATATTTTGTTGATAAGTTTACTAATGATAGTGGACAAGAAGAGGCTAATAAAGTTAGTGCTGTTGATGTTGATAAAGTAACTTTTGATAATCTACCTGATTACAAAGTTGGTAATTTTATCAGAAAGCAAGATAGTACAGATAATTATAAAGTTTTAACAATAACTCAAGTAGATACAGATGATGGTGATGGTAATATCACTACAACTTATGATGTAACACTTGACACAACTACTGACTTAACAACTGTTTTCGCAACAGGTGATATAGTAGAATATCAAAGTGCTATTACAAATGCTTTAGCTGAAGCAAAAAGTGAAACAGGTACAGCATCAACTGATGATGAACTTAGATTAGCAAGAACTTTCATCCCTAATAAAGATGTTTATGAATATGCTGAACAATCTATTGTTATTGGTAGTGGTTCAAAAATTAAATTTATTGCTAAAGATGCTGGTTCTTATATGAATGATGTTCAAGTAGCTATTGCTAGAGAGGCTGATTTTTCAACTGGAACAACTGATGTTTTCCCAGGAATTAACCTAAATGGTTTATTTGAAAATACTCCATCAGAAGCAAAAGAAGAAATTGCTGTTGTAGTTAAAAAAGGTTCTGATATTCAAGGTACTTATATAGTTTCTCTTAAAGAGGGTGCTAAAGATTACAGAAATAAATCATACTATATAGAAGATATTTTCTATTCATTTGACCCTTTCTTATATGCTAAAGTTAATCAAGGTGTTCAAGAAATGCCGGCAAGTGCTTTAGGAACAGAAACTGTTAAATTAGGTTTTGGTACAGATGGTAAACCGGGTGCTGATGATATAGCTAATGCTTATGGTTCAGTTTCATCAAATACTATTTTTGGTAATAAAGAAGAATTAGATGTTGATATTGTAATTGGTAATGAAAAAGCAAGAGTAGCTGCGGCTTCTTTAGCAACTGATAGAGGGGATTGTATCTCTTTCTTAGCGGCTTCTTATGATGAGGTTGTAGGTCTTAAATCTACTGAAATTGTTCAAAACCTTATTAACACTGTTTTAAATGGTGAATTAGCACAAGGTTCTGTTGTTACTTCATTCAATGCTTATTTTGGTAACTACAAACAACAATATGATAAATATAATGACAAAATGAGATGGGTTTCTATTGCTGGTGATGTTGCTGGTTTAAGAGCAGAAACTAACTCAAATAGAGATTCTTGGTGGGCATCTGCGGGTATCGAAAGAGGTCAAATCAAAAATGCTCAAAAATTATTTTTTAACCCTAACCAAGGACAAAGAGATTTACTTTACAAAAACAAAGTTAATCCTGTTGTAAGTTTCCCGGGTTTAGGTAATGCTATTGTATGGGGTCAAAAAACATTACAAGCAAAACCATCAAGTTTTGATAGAATTAATGTTAGAGGACTTTTCAACACTTTAGAAAGAGCAATTGGTAGAATGGCTAAATTTTACTTATTTGAGTTCAATGATGAGTTTACTAGAAATAGATTTATTTCTACTATTAAACCATTCTTAGAAGAAGTAAAAGCAGGTAGAGGTGTTTATGATTATTACATTAGATGTGATAGCACTAACAATACTCCACAAGTTATTGATACTAATAGATTTATAGCTGACATTGCTGTTAAACCAACAAGAGTAGCTGAATTTATTACACTTAACTTCATTGCTGTTGGTACTGGTGTTCAATTCAAAGAAATCTTTGCTTAAAAATTAAAGGCTACAAAAGTAGCCTTTAATAAAAAATTAATAAAACATAGTGTATAATAAAGTATTCTTTTTATATACTGTATTACTTTTGTCTTGGTCGGTTTAATAATACAGTATATAAAAAGAATATAAAAAGATAAGCAAACCGACCAAGTTCTGTTTATCTCAAAACAGGGAAAGATATGAAAATCACAAAAAAATATAATTCAGGTAATAAAGTTTATATTAAGCATTATAAATAATATAAAAAGAGGTTTTATAATGAAAACATTTAAAGAATATGTAGCTAATACAAAAAGTAATGAAGTTGATACACTT